CGTTGCTCAGAACGCCCACAACGCCTCTAGTGGTGTGTTCGTCAATACCCTGAAGGCGATGACTGCTGCAGCCCTGGGCTACACAGGCATCAACTTCGTCATGTCTATCGTCCACATGGCCGATAAGTGGACTGACTTAAATGTGAAGATGCTGGCTGCTACAGGTAGCCAGAACAATGCCACAATTGCTTTGCGAGACGCCTACGACATCGCACAACGCCTCGCAACTCCGCTTGAAGGTACGGTGAAGCTGTATGCCCGTCTTGCTCCTGCGCTGGCTCAAGTGGGTTTCGCTAGCAAGGACGTGCATGA